GTCGCCCTCTGCGCCTGGTACGTTGATCGGCGTCGTCTCAACCTCGTCCTTCTCGTTGAGGATCGACACGATGCGCTGCGAGTCGTAGTACTTCGGGATCAACTCGACAATGATGCGCCCGGTGAGCGCGACGGCACGATCACGGTTACCGACGAAGTGATACGTCGCGGTGTCACCCTGCTTCTCGCGAGCCATGATCGCCTTGCCGCTGATCTCGTTGCTGCGCTGGCCGAGCGACGGGTCGTAGATGCCAATGGTCGAGCGCAGATCGGCCTTGCTGCTGTTCATCAACTCGATCAGACCGCTCTCTGCCTGTATCGGCGAGGCGCGTTGCGGCGGCGGCACCAGTTGCCCTTCGTACGTCGTCGGCTTGTAGAACAACGCGCTCTGTGCGCTCTTGTTCGCGTTCTTCCACTCAAGTTCGTGCGACTCGTCTTGCCCCTCTGCCATGATGTATGGCGCTTTGGGCGCGAGCGCGATGCGCTCCGCGGTCGCCGACGAGGCATAGTTGTACATCATCTGCGGATCGCGAGCGCGGCGGATCAAGCCCTGGTAGAGAACCTTGCCCTCGACCACCAATTCGTCACCGATGCACGGCACCACCGGGATGATCGTTCCCGGCCACTGGTTCTCCTCAAGGATCTGCCGACCGCCAGCGATCTTGAACCACTCGACCGAGTAATCGTCGCATTCTCGCGTGCGGACAATCGTCACGCCACGCGTCTTCATTCCCGCCTTGAGTTCAGGCGTCAGTTCGTCCTCGTACGCCATCACGCCGTCAGAGAGCGCGACCATGCGCCGCTTCTTGATCACGCGACGGTAGTAATCAGCGGTCAGAACTTCCTTGTCATCGATCTTGTTCCACTTCTGCTGGTACTCGTCACCCTCGTCCCAACTCGACGGGTCAGCATCCGGCCAGCGCTCCTTGAACGCGTCGAGGGGAACCGATTCGGTGACGAAGCACCAATCCTTGTCGCTGGTGTCTGGCTCGTTGTAGTGCGACATCACCACCGACAAAAAGTCGGGGATGCGCTTGATGATGAGCTTCTGGTCGAACGTGTTGCCGGGTAGATACTCACTCAGCACGCGCCAGTAGCCGCGGCCACCCGTCACCGCCTGCTCAAACGCGCTGTCGTAGGCCTGCTGCGCCTGCGAGTCGTACTCGATGTACCGAGTCATGCCTTGCAGCAACTCCGCAGTCTCTTCCGAAGCGTCTCCGCTCGCGGGAGTGATGCGAATGCCAGCCGGATTCTGCCGCTGATCGTTCACCACTTGCTTGATGAACTGCGGCAACTGGTTCATCTCCAGACACGGCTGCTCGTCGATCTCGCGGCGGTCGAGCGCACGGTCAGGCCACTGTGCGCCCTTCTCCCAGACGAACTTGGTGTCGAAGAGAGCTTCGTCGCGATTGTCCTTGTCCTCCTCGACACCCTGCACATAGCGCTTCGCCGCTTCAGCGCAGATCTTGTCCTGCTCTGCTCGCGGTCGCTTGCATTGCACGCCATCTTGGTCGTCCTGCGGCGTGACGTTCGACGTTGTGGCGCCATTCGCCGGCGCTGTCGTAACCTCGCCGCCGTCGATGCCGGGAAGAGTATCGTCAGCCATCAGCGCATCCACGCGCCAGAGCGCGAGCCGGTGTGACCCATCAGACGTGCGACGCGAATGGCCTTCTCTTCGTCGCTCTCGACCTTCGCCTTGCGCGGATTCACCACGCCGGGGAATAGCTCCGACATCGCCCAGACGAACGCATCAGCGCGATTCGGCGAGTTGTCGCCTTGGTAGCCTGCAGTCGCGGTGAATCCCGCCAACTCCTCCTCAAGCTCCGGGAAATACCCTGCGAAGCGCACCTTGCCCTTCTCCACAAGCGCAGAGATCGGTTCTGCTCGCACGACCTTGCCGCGGCTCGCGGTGACCTCGCGATACGGCGTGCGCTGGCGTGCGGTCTGGATCACATGCTTCACCATCGCGCCGCCGTAGTTCACCTCGCCAACGATCAGATCCGCTTGGTGACGGTCGAACGCATCGGTCGCGACCTTGCCCCAGGTTCCCGGTCCCGCCTTCACCGTGAGGTCTTCCATGACGTACGCGTTGCCATCAGTGCCCAGACCTGCGACCACGATGCCGATAGCGTCGTTGTCGGCGTTGTCAACGTCTCCGCTGCCACTGGGATCGACCGCGATCACGATCCGCACCATGTCTGGCAACGGACGCCCGTCCACGCAACGCCACTGATCGATGTAGTGTTCGGGGAAGAGCGCGTTGTCACTGTCGTCGCGGAACTCGCCACGCAGGAATCGCGTCTTCATCCGCTCTGTCATCGAGTTCAGGATGCCGAAGTACTCGACCGGCAGATTCTCCCGGTTGTCCTCCGGGTTCATCTGCATCGCGACATAGTTGCTGGGATCGGGAACCGGGATCTTGGTGTCGGGCGATACCTTCTGAAAGAATAGACGATACGTCCAGTGCCCGCGCCCCGGTGGGTTCTCGTCGTAATACGCCTTGAGCGAGAGATACTTGCCAGTGGCGACTCCATCATCGTAGATCTCACACTTCTGTGCCAGGCGGGTCATCGCGATCTCTCGCGCCGCGAATGGGATCTGCGAACACTCGTTGAAGAGCAGCGTCGCGTACTCGTTACCCAAGATCTTCTCGGTGCGCTCCTTGTCGTCGAGTCCTCCAAACCAGATCTGCGATTCGTTCTTGAGTTCAGCGAACCCGTCCTGCTCGTACATCCGATACGGCATCCCCGGAAAGCAGGAGCGCATCACCGCAGGGAACGTGTCACGCACGATGGCTCGCTTCACCGCGTTCTGCCGGAAGCGAAGGATGCAATGTCGAGATCCGGGCGCCTTCACCGCTCGCACACCAATCCCGCGTACTTCCAAGAACGTTTTCCCGCTGCGCGACCCGCCATACAGCAGAATGTTGCGTGCCGGGGACGCGAGCAACTTGTTCGCGGCATCCTGCTTCGGAGTGAGCCTGAAGTCGGTCACAGATCACTGTCGTCTCGCGTCAGCACCACGCGCAGCGGTGCGTCGCCGTCGCCAGCGATGACCTGGGCCACCTTGCCATCGAGACGGTCGCCGAGTTCCTTGAGCGCGGCGATGTCGCCCGCAGCAGCCGCAGTGAGCAACGCCTTCGCAGCACGCCGCAGCAGCTGCTTCTGTTCGGGTTGCGACTCGTCGTGCGCCAGAGCGTTCCGCAACGCACGGTCCCATGGCTTGAGCGAAACGTGCTTGCCAGCAGCGTTCTGGTTGCCCTTCGGTGCGCCTGCCATCAGCCGCTCGCCACCAGTAGCTTCGGCACCACGCGCTGGATGCGCGGCGGTTCTGGCGCGAGCTTCTCGCATCGGTGTTGCACTTCGGCGAGCATGTGCGTCAGCCCGATCAGTTCGTCACGTTGCGTCGGGCGCGTCTCGCTGGCGATCCGCAGCAGCGTGGACATGCCGTCGCACGCAATCGCGACGTTGGTGATCATCTGGCTCGCGTCAATCATCGCCGCTTCGCCGCAGCCTTGCGGTCCACGGTCGCTTCCTGCGCGGCAGTGATGTTGCCCTTCGCTCGCGAGTACGCGGCGAGTCCTGGAGCAGCAGCCACGCGCCCCGGAGTGTTCAGCGGAAACTTGCCGCCAGCGAGCGCGAAGTCGGCGCGTGGCGCCTTGCGCTTCTCGCCCTTGCGGCCAGCGTTCTTCGCCATCAACGCCGCTGTCTGCGCTCCGGTCTTGTCGAGGAACTGATTCGCCATCGCGTACCTCAGAAAAAAGGGCCGCACGGGGCGGCCCATCAACGGGAGGAGTCATCGTGCGTCGCGATGATGCCGTGAGCGTTTACTTCAACGCAAGCCTCTTGACGCGGATGATATCCATCTGGGTACGCAACAACGCACTGGGATCGGTGAGCCTCGGTCGCCAGTTGATGCCTACGTCGTTCGATAGCAGCGAGAGGTACTTGTACGAGTAGCCGGTGTGCTTCGCGACCGTCGCCAGCGTCAGCCCTTCGGCGTGCGCGTCACCCAGCACTGTGACCAGATCGGCCTTGCAGTTGAGCAACTCCCTACGCTTCTTGCGCTTGGTCATGTGTTCGGCACGTCCAAGCCACGCGACCAGTCGTAGCGCATCTTGCAGCGCACCTGACAGTCGATCATCTGCGAGTAGTGCGGCGTGTTCACGATCTTCGCGATGCGCCGCGCACGCTCGCGCTCGCCTTGATGCGCGGTGTTGCTTCGACTGCGCCAGATGCGCCGCCAGGCTGATCGTAGCGTCATGGCGCGTTCCCAGATATCTCGCGCCGCTTCATCTGCGCGTACGCGAACTGCTTGCGCGATTGCTCCGAATCGATCTGCTCGATGTCGCGCTTGATCATGTTCAGCGTCGAGCGATGGTGAACGTCGAGCGTGGCCTCGAGCAATTCGTCGATGAGATTGCACGCGATCTTGATTTTATTCTCGCGGGGGATGAACGGCGGCGACACCGGGATCGCCGTCTTGGCGTAGTGCGGTGGGATCGGCGCGAGGTGCGTATCGTGCCCGAAGTCGATCTCGATGCCGCGGTCGCGCAGGATCTCAGCCACCGAGCGCGGATCGAATGCCTGATCAACCGCTCGATGTGCGTCCCGGTACTGAATGTCGCGCACCACGACGTCGGCCAAGGCAGCGAGCCGCGAGCGCAGCTGCTGCAGGTTCAGCGCGCGATCCCACGCAGTCAATTCGCGCAGCACGCTCTTCGCATTGATCAGTGTGTTCATTGCCTTGTCTCCATGTACGGCACCGTGTAGACGAGCGAGCCGATGAGGTGCCAATAGTCGGCGCGTTGGATGAGAACCGCTTTGTCGGGCAACACGATCCGCAGCAGCATCACACCGTGCTGCGATTGGTACAGGCCCGCGTCGTGTGATCCAGTCACGGTAGCGAGGTCAACAAGCCACTGGTGACACGCCGGCTGCTCTCGCGGCCACGGTTCGGGAGTGAACGCAGCACCGAATGGGAACAGACGCTTCACATGTCCTCCACATCGCTGTCGCCGATCAGCGTCTCGATGCAGAACCCGAAGTGCAGACCCAACCACCGGAACGAGTAGATCGAGCGGTAGTCGGTGTAGTGTCGTGCGCTGACATACGGCATCCAGCGAAACGGCACGACGTAGATCAGCAGGCCGATCATAGGAACGTCAACGACTGCGTGTCGTCAAGCCGGATGAAGCGCACGCTCTTCAGCGGCGCGATGTACTGCAACTTCAGCGGCTGACCGTGCTGCGTCTTCTGGCGCACCATGCGCTTCGTCCAAGTGCCGCGCTCCGCGAGCTTCACCACGCCTGCGTGCGTCATCCTCGCGTTCACATGCATGATCGTGTGCGGCATCGTGCGATCAATCGCTTCGACCTGACCGACGATGTAGTCGTTGTGCGGCCACGTTCCAACGGTCGTGAACGCGTACTTGGGTCCGATGCCCTTGATCTCAAGCTTGCGCGTGTAGCCGTCCTGCGTGCGGTATCGCGCATCACCATCGTCGCAGTCAACGTACTCAGTCTGCTTGATCGGCATGGCCCAGGCATCGACGCCACGCGAGTTGAGCCAGCGCACGACGTGCCGCACGATGATGTCGGACGCGATGAGCGCTTTGCGATATTCGGGAGTCAGTTCGATCATGTTCAGACCTCGTCGATTCGTCGCATCAGAAGTTCCCCCGCTTGAGCCGCTCTGCGTTGCGCTCCGCGATCTTCTCCGGTGAGTTGTCGAAGTCTGGATCGATGGATGCGACGCGCACTGGAGCTGAACGTGGATCGACGTAGCCGCGTTGACGCTCGATCATCATCGCGTCGGCAATTGCGTAGGCGAATCGCGCAGTCGTCTCATCGCTTAACGATTGCATCTCTTCGTCATTCGTTGCGAGCAATGCTTGCAGCGCGTGCATTGCGAAGTCATCGCGCAGTTTTCGCGTGGCGTTGAGGTCGAGATCTGGCACAGCGTGATGAGCATTTGCTGGGAACATTGTTCCTCCGGTTCTAAGCGACTGAAGCTGATGGGAAACGAGTCTGGAGATCGTCGATGTTTTTGATGCCGAGTACAGAGAGTGCGGAAGTGATGCCGTGGAAGTCGTCGTACTGCTTGAGTTGAGCGAGTCTGACGATGCGACATGCCCACCAGACTCCGAATCCATCTTTGGATTTTGGGTACTCGCGAGACACGTCGAGTTCGATGTCGGAGATTTTGTTCGGTGCTGGTTGCGTGAACGAGAGAAGCGCAGCTGCAGCATCGCGGCGGCACGATTTCACGATGGTGACGAATTGAGGGAGAGTTGGTGGTGTAGCGACATCGGATTCGCAGAGGGTGATTGCTCTTCCGATCTGGTGATGATCGAAGTGGGTGAGAGCGTTGAACCAGGTACGCTTCATCTCGTCTGGATCGGTGCCTGCCCAGAGGTTGGTGAAGCGAGCGCCGTAGATTGCGGTGAAGCGAGCGAAGAGACGTTCAACCAGACGATGAGGTTCGGGCTTTTGGTTTGTATCCGGTGAGGGCGCTGGCGACTCGTTCCTGCTCTGCGATGCGAGATTCGTACTTTGGCTGATGTCCATTGCTCGATGCTCCTTGGTTGTCGATGGGGAAGACGCCCTTCCAGCCGCGTTCCATGGACTGTTCGATGACGGCAACCGGGTTAAAACCGTCTGTGGCGAGTTTTTTGAGTTTGGTGATGATGAGGTAGCCAGCCTCGTCGGTGAGAGGCGCCTTGAGCCTTGTACGGTGCTTGGTGAAGGCTTGCCAGAGTTTGGTCGAGA